TTGCTTTCTGCCTATTCCTTTTAATTGGGTTGACACTTGGATCTAGTAAGTGAAAAGAATAATTTATATCTGCAGATAAAACACTATTTGCAGCCAGGTAATCCTGATGATCATTATAAATACTTTGCAATTGCATATAATCATGACTTTGTTCTAAATTTACACCTACCTTTTCATAATATTTTATAACTTCATCGTCATCATTAGTAAAATTAATGCTAGCTTGAGCTGCTTGACTTACTTTGGTTTTTATATCGATACCATACGCAGATAAACTTGTCGGTAAAATATAATTACTGTTAATATCCTCTAATTTTATTTTTACACTTACTCCAAATTCTACTACTAATTCATCATTACCAGTTTCTTTATTAGTTTTAGTAGATATACCATAATTGTTTATAAATGGGTACGCTGATATTAAATCTACCTTCGATAATTTTTCTTTTAATTCTTTATAATTCATTAGCTTACTATAATTTGACCGTTAATAGATGTGTTATTAGTATTTACATAAAAATAAGTACCTGCTATTTTAGGTGTCCACATTAATGTTTTATTAGTAATACCTGAAGTTGGATCGTTGTTATACACCCCTGTTACAACACTTGTATCACTTATACTATTTCTAATGGCGGTATCAAACGTACTAGGTAGTATATTTATATCGTAATTTGCATTTAATGATAAATTGATAGTTGGATTGCTACCAGAAAACTCTGATGAGCCGTAACTTGCGTCTGATGATAGATTAATAATAATACTACTTGCTGTAAACAACCATGCCATATGAATATTTATACCTGATACTTTTTTAAACTAATATAGTTTCGCCGGAAAATGATAGAAAAAACTATTAGACAACATAAATATAAATATATTATGGCACGTAAATTTTTAGAACTAGTAGAAAATACAATTACAAGAATGTCTAATGGCAGTTTTTTGACCGGTGATCTTGTAGAACTTACAAAAAACTATAAAAGTAAAGATAGTTATAAAGTACTATCAGATGATCAAAAAGAATATATCGATACATATTTTGATTCAGATAAAAATTATTACATAGTTAATGTTAAAACAGACACGTTAACCCCAGGACCTGGTAATAGTGATAATAGAGGTACTAATTTTTTCGTAGATGTTGCAAGAGAATTAGCGAATGGCAGATACGATAATCAAGGTAAAGTTACTCTTCCATCAGATATTTTAGATAGAATAGATACCGGTATTAATAGACACCCAGTGCCTGATTCTGATAAGTATGATAATAAGGTACAAATTGACCCAAAAGAAGCAGAAGAAAATGAAGAGCAACAACAAACTATGACACAGCAAGGAGATAGCCTTAAAAAGACTGAATTATCGAATGCAAGACAGAACACTAAGATTCCTTCATCTCCAGCGACTAAATCACCTGCAGTTAATGAAAGTTATACTACGCAGTATATGCCAATTGAAGGTTAAATCTTCTCAAGATTAACCCAGCAAGCAAAAGCATTAATCTCTTTATCTAATACAAATACGTCTTTATACATGTGATCTGAAATAGTCACTATATATTGACGTTTTTTATTGTCATCCAAACTAGAAGTATATACATAATTTAAGTACTGCTTCATTAAGTTATGATAATCACCCTGAAACTCGTTTTCGTTTTCAATTAGATACTTTCTAAGTTTTAAAGAATCTTTAGATACAATATGCTTGTGTATAACGTTAACTATCTCTTTACTATCAACGCTATGATCAACTGTAAAGATATTACCTATAGTAGCTTTTTGAATACTATTCAAAACCTTGCGGATATCAGGATAACTCTGCTTAATTAAATTAACAAAATTAGGTTTCTGATCAGTTTCAATCTTGATACCTTCCTGCTTTACTATATCAATAACACGTTTTACTACATCATCAAACGGCGGCATTAGGTCGAAGAATTGAGTTCTACTTTGAATAGCAGGTATTATTTTATGCTTATAATTTGCTGTTAGTATAAAACGAGTCATACTACTATATTCTTCCATTGTATTACGTAGTGCGCGTTGCCCGTCAAGGGTAATACCATCAGCCTCATCTAAGATGACTACTTTATGTTTCCCATCGAGAGACTTAGTCTGACTAAAGCCTACTACCTTAGAGCGTATAGTATCTATACCATTTTCATCTGAGGCATTAATATAAAGGTATTGACACTCTAATATATCATTTACTAATATTCTAGCTAATGTAGTCTTACCTAATCCAGGTGTACCAACGAAAAGCAGATTTGGTATTTCTTCAGTAATAGATTCAAAATACTTTCTATTACTATCAGATAATACCAAATCTGATAACGTTTTAGGTCTATACTTTTCTACGTATAAGTTATTAAACATTATTTTTTTCTTTTTGATGGCTTCGTAACTGTTACCGTTACCGTCTTTCTCACCTTCGCATTACCGACTTTTCTTTCGGTTATCTTTTGTCTTGTTACTTTTCCCATAATTAAATATCTGTATAATATCGACTAGTTGTTATATTCGTGGAACATTTACCTTTTCTAATAATTGTTTTACAACTTTCCTTACTACTAATTATATCTGAGTTCCCATTAGTTTTCTTACCAAATATTGAGTCATAATTGTCTCTATATTTTGCATGATCTACTCCTTCACGTTCTTTACACCCTTTATATCCCATAATTATTTACCCGATGAACCAAAACCTGCGTCTCCACGTTGAGCTTCTTCAACACTATCAGACCACTCAATAGTAGTATCATATATTTTTTCTATTTTAATCTGAGCAACTTTATCACCCTTTTCAAATGCATATTTCCTATCATTAAAATTATACATCTTAATTGCACAATCTCCCCGGTAACCATTATCTACTTCACCTAAATGCGGTTGTAAATTATGTTTAAAACCGAGACCCGACTTTGGTTTTATTACAAAACCGTAACCTGGTGTTATATATGCTACGGTAATACCGACAGGTACGACTCCACTAGCTACCTGTACATTACCTACTACATCTGATTTACTTGGTCTAATAGTAGTACCCTCAACAGCATACAAATCAAAGCAATTATCTCCATCATGGGCTTTGGTAGGTAGTTTAGCATCAGGGTGAGTCTTAACAAATTTAATTACAACTTTTTCTTCCATATATTCTATTATACTATAATAGTTTAATTATTCAACTAATTGAATAAATATTTTTACAATGAATGATGATGTAGATATTGTTGTAGATGATTTACTTTCACAATTAAAGGGTGTAAACGTTGCGCAAAAAGAATTAGAAAAGCAAGATTTTAATCTAGATAAAGAAAAATTAGAAGATTTTTTACTACAATATTCTGGCAAACTAATTAAAGGTAGTGTTGATTACGTTGAGGATGTCAAGCAATTTATTACTTCAGCCCCTGATTCAAGAGATGTAGATGCTTTAAGTAAACTAATTGGTGCTTCTGCATCAGCCATTGAGAGTTTAAATAAAATTCTATTACAAGATAAAGCTAATCAAGCTAAGATACAAGTAAAAGAAATGGATATACAAAGCAAAAAGGAATTGCAAGATAAAAGTAATGATCAGGTAGGTCTTACTATTAATAGAGAAGAACTACTTAAACAATTAATTGACGATGCTAAAGTAATTGATGCCGATGTAAGTGGAGATTAAACTCCAGAAAAGGGTGTATTAATAGTTGTAGTTGTATACAAATTATTATTAAATATGTCTAGAATATTTTGAACCCCTTCAATATTATTTTCGTAACTAACTAAATATGCTTTATTATCTGGTTGTTCTCGTATATTTAAATTTTTATAAAATGTAATAAGATCCCCTAGATTTTCTCCAAAAACTTGAAATATTTTGCTTGTCTTTTCATTAGTAATCTTTTTCTTAGTTACAGATACAAAATTATCGTAAACTAAATTAGCCCCATGTGAGGTTTTAGAAATATTTTCTTGACCATAACCAGCTATACTACGAAGATTTCTTTTTAATAATGCATCGTTTTTTAAAGACATTTTTTTAAAATTTTTCAATACCTGTTTACTAACTTTATTATACATTATAGGTGGTATCGTGATAGGCGGTCCGCTTGATTCTAAATTATATAAAGTATCAAATATTGGAGTATTAGTTAAACCTAAATTATGATTTACTTCTAATGTCATTCCGATATCATCTGAATATGCAGAAAAAATACTTTCATCAATATTATTTACATTTTTTAGTATTGTAACTTTAAATAGGTATAGTAAATTTTGAAATTTTTCATTTAAATATAATTTAAAATTATTTGGTAATTCACTATTGTTTATTAGTAACTTTTTATTGTTTAGATCGATATATTTTTGAGTTAAATCTTTAATAACATTATCTGAACTTCTAGTATCGTCTAATTCGATAAAAAAATTAACAACATCTAAAGATATATCTTTAAAAATGTTCAATAATTCAGAACTACTTTCATAGAAACTAATATTACCGTTTATCACGGTATCTGCAAGTTCTGGTAGAATATTTTTTTTATTAGTAGCCATTAATCTAGATTCTCATTAAATTTTAAGTCATTAAAATAATATGTTTTAACTGCGTATAACTTATTAATATATAAATCATCTTTTATAAAAGTATGTTCGACATTAATTATAAAATACGTACCTAAAAATTTATCATCAAATTTATTTTTCGGGTCTATACTAGCTCTATCAATAGTTACAAACTTTCCTGATTTCCTAAACATTTGACCTTTTAATGTAACTTCAACACCTAAATTAGACATTAAAGTACTCTTTAAAAGTTTATTTAAACCTTTACCCAATCGTACGTTTTCATTACTACTATATAAATTATAAACATTTTCATAGTTAAAATTTAATTTTTTAAGATTGGTATTAATTTGAGATGGGTATGGTTGATTTTCCCCTCTCATATTCTGAACATAATTATTAGTAAATTTTTCTTTAGAATTATTTATATTACTATCGCTTTGCAAAATATTAAATGTTTTATCTTCAAAATTATATTCATGCACTAATTTAGTATTAACCTGTTCATTTAATATATCAAAACTTGTATTGAAAAATCTAACGTTTAAAGCTTGACTTTTTTCATTAAATTCAGGAGTATTTTTAGCTGATTTACCTCCTTGATTACTAACTTTACTAGTGCCTGCCCCAGAAATATTTATTTTTTCAATTGTATATGTACCGCTTTGATCGTTATCGTTAGCTCTATCAAAAAAACTTTTCATGTTTATTAATGTATATTTACCGGTAAAATAATCTTTTTTTAGTATACTATAATCCTTTGAGTCTAAATTACTAACATGTAAGTCATACAAATAGTTTAAATCATCAATTGCTTTTTTATATGTATTACTCCCATAATTAATCAACGTAGCTCCGTTTTCAAAATCTATATAATTTGTTTGGATGGCATTGGAAGAGGATCTGTCTATATAAAATATATCATCATCTCCTTGATTTAATGTAAATTTTAATAATTCTCTAATCATTATACCTGTATTATTACCCCTTTCGTCATTATCTAAGTTAAATATAGGTACACCAGATAAAGTATTACTTTCATTAAAATTTATTGTATTGATCGAGTTAAAATATATATTCTTTTCTAGTAATTTTCTTTCATCCAAATCATACAACTTTAATTTTTTATACAACGCTCCATCTATAATAGTATCTGTATCTTCAACTACTGTAAATAAGTTCCTCAATGAAAAAACTGCATTATATTCTACGGATTCTTCTAACTTATAACTTTGTTTTACACTTTTAAGAGGTATAATCTCTAAAAATATAACATCTCTACCATCTCCTCTAAACGTAAATCCTTTTTGACTATTTTCAGAAGTTGGCACTGTCCTTTCAATAGCATTATTATCATTGTATAACATTATTTCTGCTTTCAAGAAAGGGTCAAATAAATTATCTACCAATGATATATTATAAAGTGCACCTTTAGATAGATCTAATCTATCACCATCAGGATTAACTAAAACAGCTCTTATATAGTAAAATTGACCATCAATTTTATATGAATTTGCTTTAGCTTCTGCACCGGTTAAATTATTTTTAATATAATCACTTCTCATTACAATTGCGTTTCGATTGAATCAAGAATTTGTTCAATATATTGAGGTTTTAATAGTCTTATTTTTATACCATCTGGTAAGCTTTTTATCGGATTGGTTATATTATTTAAAATTAAGATCATCCACCATAAGTCAATTGTACCATATGCGTTATAAGATAAAGTTGTTAATGGTATACCTTTCGGTAAAATAACATGGTAGAATAACCTTTCATCTATATTATCTGGTATAGATATTTTTTTATTTATGTTATAATAATAAAAATTTTTATCACCGGTAGCGTAAACTTTAAAAATATTTTCATATCTAGTTAAATCTAAATTTTTTAAATCGATAATTTTATTTTGATAATTTCCAGACATTATATACCTCCTCTTTCACTAACTTTGATTACCGGGTCACCTAAACTACGTATTAAGAAATTTTTTGTTTCTTTATTTAGACCCTCAAAAGTTATATTAACGTTATATGCATCAGGTACAACTGTATTAATTGTAGTACGGTCATTTAAAGATGAGTTACCACTTATGTTATTAAAACTAGGTATGTCAATTGCCATTGTTCTTCTATTTCCGATAAAATCTACTTGTATTTTAGAGATATAACTGTATGGCATATATGCCATACCTTCAATATAAAATTCATAAATAACTGGTAATTCAAGCAAATTTCTATTAATACGACCTGGTTTATTTTGATATATTAAACCAAAAATTAATTGCCAATTTTTTTTAATTTCTTCATAACTACCAGTATTCAATAAAGGGAAAGTTATATTAAAGGTCTTACCTTCTTGACCAAACTGAAACTGTTTACTTTGTTCAACATAAACACCAGGTTTATCCATAAAAGCAACTCCTCTAACCGCGTTAAAACCTTGTTGCAAAGTTTGTGATATGGTATCTAGCCCAGCTAGCTTTTGAGAATCATCAGAAAATGTATTATCAGACCCTAAATAACTATCACTTAAATATGGTAAAAAATATTTAAAACCGGTATCTTCAGTATAATATAACCCGTTGTAAGGTTTAAGTATATTATCTTTTTGATTACCTTGATCTAAAAAACCAGTGGCCATATCTTTATATTTTTCTACGTTTGAACTAAATTTTTCAGCTTTATCAGATATACCTTTTTTAACTCCAGGAAAAGATACCCCTGCTGCACTTAATGTATCGTATACGTTAAGCTGGTTACCACCTATTTGAATATTTCCACTACTAATTCTTTCTCCAGCACTCTCTAATACTTCAGCTCCTGCTAATACACTATAAAAGAAATTGGCTAAAGTTGAGTTTGTTAATAGTCGTTTTTCTTTTATATAGGCAGTAGGTACATCCTCTCTCGATGAAGCTGGGCTTTTGGTCCACGGGAAAGTAGTTACTACATCGATTGGGTCGGTAGAATTGTTATTAATCTTACCATATATTCTACCATCACCGGTATAACTAAAGGGATTTATTGTATTAGCACCACCTCTAGTTAATATCGGTAAAATTTGATCCTCGTCAAATGTAAAACTGTATAAGTCAGGCATTATAAATATTTAATCCTGGTAAAAATTATAGTAAACTTTAATACCCCATTTGTAGTGATCTAAATACATCTCCACTCTGGTCAAAATTTTTGGTTTGATTTGGTTGATTAGGTGCTGCGGGGTTAACTGCTCCTGTTTTTTCAAGTATAGATCTAAGTAATAAATTTTGCTCTTTCATTAATGCTAAGCTATCATATTCAACGTCTATTAATTTCCCTAACATTTTCGGCGTTTTATTTAACGCTTCTCCTAAAGGTCCCCCATCTTTCATTGCGTATAAAGTATCTTGAGAATCTGGTATTACAACCTGTCCATTTTTTGTTATAATACCATCATCTATTTTCTGGAGGGAACCATCCGCCTCCATGGCTGCTACTTGTTCCGCAGCTGACATACCTTCGTAATCTTTATGATCTATCCTAGGGTTTATTTTATTTACCTCTTCCACATCGTCTACGACTGGTCCCATATCTATTCCTAATAAATCACCTACTCTTGCTCGTACACTAACACCCAGAAGAGTTTCAGGTAATATATTTAAAACTTTCTTTAATAATTTATCCTTTATACGACCGAGAAACCCACCTATAGATGCAAGAGCCCCTTTACTTTTCTCTCCAGTTTCTTCATCTGTTTTACCAAATATAAAATCAGCTAAAGGTTTCATAAACGGTAAAGCAAACGCCATTTGTGTGAAACCTTCTTTGAAATCTCCAGTTAATACTTTACCGACACCAGTGTAAAATTGTACTAGATTTTTGATAGGATAATTATTCATAATCTTATCTTTTATCTTACCGAAGAAAGATCCAATACCACCTGGTGCGCCACCAGGTTTAACTTTATCTTCTTTACCTTTCTTAACATCTAAAAAGGCATTGAGTACATCTAAACCAATTGATATACCAGTACCAATACCTGGAAATAAAGTAGCTATACCAGATGCTACATCAATTAAACCACCTACTATGTCTCCTTTCTTGAACCTACTGATAGCAAATCCCCATGATATGAGAGAGCCTATACCAGGTATCCTTTTTAATAGTGGTTTTAAAATTTTACCAAATAATTTACCTATAATACCGAAAAGTCCTTTAGCACCACCCTTACCAGCTATTTTCGCAAACGGTTTTAAGAAAAATTTAGTTATATTACCTAAGAAACCTTTTGCCATCTTAATCACGCTACCAAATAAATTTTTAGGCATTATTTTAGCGAATAGACCGGTAAATTTAGCTAATTGTTTACCTGCCATCTTCTGGAAAAGCTTAATACCGCCAATAATACCGCCTTTTGATAGTATGTTCAAGAGACCTTTCAAAGGTCCATCAGACATTATACCAGTTACAAGAGCTGCGATACCTCCAAGTATTAGTAATGCAGGTCCTATGAGCTTCTTAATAAAGCCCATGCCACCCTTCTCAGGGCCATTAAACTGGTTTTCAGTCTTGTTGCTAGTATTTGCTCTAGCTAAATCATCTTCAGCTTTCCTACCAAAATCAGTAACTATAACAGGGGAAGCTTCTTTAACTAATTTTTCTTTCTTCTTAGGTTCTTTTTTAAAAAGTTTACCACTACCGGTGCTTGCTCCCAAAGTCTTACCTATAGCTGATTCTAAGGTTTTTAACCTTTTATCAGTATCAACTGAGACCTTTGAAATTATTTCGAATGCTTCCCCTATTGTAGCTGCTGCCATCAATATTATTTAGGGTAACTATTGCACTATAAAGAAGTCTGCAGTTATATTAATATTTGTATCTGTCTTCGGTATTTTGCTTAATTTTAATTCTAAATCTCTAACTTCATTAATATACTTTAAGACCCCTTTTAATTCATACGTATTAATTTCATTAATGAATTTTAATGAATTATCTAAATTGTCCTGTATATTAATAGTTGTTTCCCCGAAACTAATTTCTTCGATAAATTTAAGCATTTCATAAACATATAAATCGCTAATTAAAAGATTGATACTACCATCATCTAAAGTTTTATTTTTATATTTTTTAAGTAAAATTTTATTAATTTTATTATCAATTTCTAAATTTGGATTTTTAAGTTTAAATATAAAATTTTCTGTTACCACTTCACTAGGTTCTATTACTAGTTCTTCTTTATTTTGCTCTATAACATCTGAAATATTGTATACATTATCGTCTTCATCCGTATATTCATCTGAAATTTTATGTCTTAAAGAAAGTGATATATTAACTCTATCTAATGTATTCAACTCTTTAATATCACCGGTAAAGTTTTCCTTAATAATATTAAAAAATGTTACATTAAAGAATAGAATAGATAGACTAGATGAAAAGCCATTTTCAATAATAGATTTTTGTTGTTTTAAAGATAACGGAGAAATTTCAAACTCTTTATTATTGGAAGGAGAAAAAAAATTTAAATTTTTCTTTAAACCTTTAATTTCATTTAAAACACTATTAAAATTATCAGACATGTATATATTTACTAAGGTTTTTAATTTATACCAGTGGAAGATGAAGAATCTTTTTGATCTTGAAATTCCTTTACTATTTTATTATAAAATATCTTTAACTCTGTAAAACTATAATTTTTAAAATCATTTGTGTTTAAATTTAATTGTTTTATCAAAACATACTCAAAATCATAAAGATTTTCTAATGAGGTATTAAAAACACTTTTTAAAAAATATAAAACATCACCATTATAAACTAATAGCTTTTTATCTAGTATATTAATAGTACTCTTTAACAGATAATTACTACAATCCTCCATTATTTGTGCAAAGTTTGCATCTGTAACATTATTATATATTTCTTCTTTTTGTTCAACATTAAAAGTACTTACATCTATATCTTTACCATTTAATTTAATACTTTTTAAATTATTATATAATTCATAACTTAAATCTTTTATATAAAATGTATTAAAACTTTTGAAAGCTAAATTTTCTGAAATTAGATCATTTTCTTCTATATATGTTTTTTCTATAATACTATCTGTATCAAGTTTATAATTTACATCATTATAACTTATGTCAACTTTTTCACCTAAAATTAATGATCGAATGTATAACAAACATTTGAATTTATCGAAAGCTGTTGATTCTTTTTTTGAAGTTACGTTGTCTTTGTATAATTTATCAAATATATCATTTAAAACCGATAAATCATTAGTTAAAAGTTCCTTAACCAGTTGTTTATATTGAAAATAACTTAATTCGGTTATCTTATAACCGTCAAAATAAAATGAATTCATTAATATATAGGATTAATAGCTTTTAACATCTCAGAAACACTAAGATATAAATTACTACTTACTTCATACTTATCAAAAGTCCAAGTAGTATTAAAATTCTTAACTGTTTCTTCTTCACCAATAGAGTAATCTCTATTAGAAACAGATGTAGGTACACAATTATAAAATCTCCATGTTTTTCTAGGTATTTGAGATAAACCTTCTTTACTTTTGGTGTATTGCACTACAGTTAGATTTGTTTTTGGATCCTTTAAAACTTCACTTTGATCATTAGGATTTCTTGCTACTAAACCATAATGAGATGCCATAATAACCCACGGTCTTATAACAAAGTCTACAAATGATGTATTAGTTTCTCGTAAACTTAAATTAAAATTACCAAAATTACCTCTATTTTTTAATACAGAACCAGCTATAAAACCTCTATTATTAGGTATTGGGGCCTTATTTGCTTCAACCGTATCATCAGGAATACTAAACTGATTTGCAAATATACAACCTACCATACTTTGATTTTTAAAATTAGTTGTAGTTTCTTTGGCTAAATTAATATCAAAACCTGTCGAATTAACAACTGGTTCTAAATCTCTTAACACTCGTGTTGTTAAGCCTTGTGGAAAATTATCTATTAATACAATAAATTGTGTGTTTAAAGGTATAGAAGTATTCCACTGACTTAAACTTTTTAGGAATGTATCTCTAAAACTAATTAACGGGGTTCCTGGTAAATTAGTACCAAATAACGATAAACCAGGCTGAGCTAATGTACCACCTATAATTTTATTAATAGGGTTAGTAACTCCTCTTAATGCATTATTAACTGAATTTAATATTTTAGTAGGCATTTAAATATATTTATACAAAAAAAAGCTCTCACAAAGAGAGCTTTTTTAGAACTTAATAAATTTTAAGCTGTTTGTCTAAAGTAATGATATGTAACTGTAACGTCAAAATCTTGGACTGTACCTTCAGCAGTTACATCGTAACTTAACTCCCCAACACTTTTAATAGCAACCCCTACTAATTGGAATTGAGATACTCTATCTAATTCCTTGTCTAATAAAGCTAAGTCAATAACACTATCAGCAGTAGGCATAAAATAATTACCAGTACTATCTGCATCATCAAAAGTATCATTTAGAACCTGTAAAAATCTATTTCTTAAATCATAGCTTTCATCACACCTAAAGGTAATAGTGTACCCACCGCTTCCTGTATATTTGGTTACACCTGGTATATTAAAATCTAACCCCATATATGGTACTGTTTGCGATGTAACTTCTTTACCAGGTAATGTAGCTGTCTTCGCGTAAATTAAATCGTCTTCATCAAAATTAATCTCTGTACCACCACCGAAGCTTATATTTAAAACTCTAAAAAGATTATTTCTTGCAAAGTCCTTAGATTGGGCTTGTGTATAAAAATTTTGTATTGTTTGTCTTGTCTGTGCCATGGTTATTAATATTTATTCATTTATACTAAATTTAATTAAGCTTGACGTAATAATATTTTGTATATAGTACCGCCTAAGTTTACATTAAAAGTATGGCTAGCGGATAAATCACTAGTAGCAGCTGCTGTCATGGTAAATTTATCAGTAACAGCAGATGTTGGAGCAAGTACTGTTGCATTATCTATACCTAAAGCAGATGCCGAAGCTAGTACTGTTGATATACCCTCGACATCATCAGATAATTCATCTAATTCAGCAGATAAACCAAGTTGTACAGTACTGACTATATTAACATCTGTCCGTATAGCATTTACCACAGATACATTCGATGCTGATTCT